GGACGAGAACTATGGATACGGCGGATTCAATGAATACCCGTGGCCCAGCACCATAGGCCCACAGAGACGGCTTATTAGCTCATATGAGGAAGATCCCGACCTCGACCCTATCCTCATAATGAGGGCGCGTAGTCAGTCCGACATGGATCTGGAGTGTATCTTATATGAATCAGGGATCATCGCCCTTCGGGACGAGGAAGGTAGCTCAAAAGTAGCGAGGTTCGACTAATGAAAACATTTTTCAAACGCCTAATTGCTAATGGCAATGCTCTGCAAAATGAAGAGCCTGAGTTGAAAGAGTACGGCATCACTGTGGAGCTGACGATCAGCGCGTACAGCGCAGAAGAAGCGCAGGAGCTTGCGGAGTATCTAATGGAGTACGGAGAACTCCCCGGCAAAGCACCAGTGGGTGCAGGATCGAACACATTTTGGGACATCGAGAGGGTGATAGAACTATGAACGGAATCGAGAACAACATTGTGCGTAAGTTTGTGCGTGGCTGGGAGGGCAAGCTGGCGAATACGGAGTCACATGACAACACGCTGTACCTGCATGGCAACGCCATTGCTTGGCGCAACGAAGAGACGGGCGAGGTGTGGATTACCAACGCTGGATGGCACACCAAAACTACACAGTCTCGTTTAAACGCAGTGCTTCAATCACTAGGTGTTGAGGGCCGAGTCTTCACAAAGAACGGCAGGCAATACCTAGAAAGGCGGGAGGATGATGAGATGGTCACCCACCCGATGACGCAATGGATAGAGGTGCGCTCGCACCATCTGTCCGAAACTTTGACGCAACTACAGGAGAAGGTATCTCATGGATGAGATCACAGAACAAATCAATCGAATGCTTGAAGAGACAGAGCGACACGCACAAGACTTACTTGCCGATGTCAAAGATCCGCATGTCATGCTCCATGCAGTGTACGGACACATCTCCCGCGAGATCGTGAAGACCGTCAGGGACATGGACATTCCGCTAGAACTTCAAACGAAGATCATGTGGTCACTGATATTGGTTTTAGAACGAGAGGTAACAAAGCATGAGATCAACATTGTCATGGACGGAGACAAGCAAATGGAGTCAGTCATGCACTGACGGTACATCTTGCGCCCAAAATTACAGGACAGGTGTGCTAGTCGCTCTGCTTATTGCAGTGTTTGGGCTGGCACATGAACTTGATTTTCGAGAGCAGTGCGGGAGTGATCCCGCCTGCGCCTCGCAGCATTTGGAATCACAATGAAACTGAAAGAATTATCGAAAATAGCCAAAGACCTTGGCGAAGAGAAGATCATCAAGATGATTGAAAAAGAAACAGCAAAGCTACGAAAGCGTGACGATGGGATGGTCAAGGTCGCAGACCTAGCAGACAACCTCATCGCCGAGATAAGGAGCAAGGACAATGGGTGATGTCGTAGACCTGCATGGGAACGTGCTGCGCGAGAACGTGACAGGCGAACCAATACGAGATCAGGATCGGGTTCTGTTACAGCCAAGCTCGGATGTGTTCGCAAAGCTGGAGCAGTTCGCACTAACCGCAAATTGTGAGAGCCATTTAATACAATACTTTAAGGACAAACATCGTTTAAACACCTATGTAGCCGGCTGTCTCAGGCGGTTTGCCGAGGCGGATTACGGGACGCTAACCGAAGATGATGTGCGAGAGAACGAAGACAACCTGCGTTCTGGCCTGATGATGATCGGAGTGTACCCATTCGACGAGAACACAAAGGCATACAACATAGACCTGCGTACCTACCTGATACTCGATGCGGGTCACGAAACCCTGACTATGCTGATGCCGGAGGACTACTGATGGATAAGCCTTGGATTGATGCAGCCCTTCACATGCGGGAGCAGGGCAAGAAGCTGCAAGACATCGCAGATGTTGTGGGCGTGGCCCCATCCACAGTACGCAACGAGCTTCGCTCTCACATGGGTGTCAACAAATACGAAGAATTGAAGCGGCACGTTGTTGATTACAACAAATCAGAACGAACCAAGAGAATACGGGAGGCTCTGCGTTTAAACGAAAAACCCGCACAGATTGCAGCTAGGGAAAATGTCAGCAGGCAATACGTCTACTTCCTCAAGTGGAAGATTAACGAGGAAGTCATCAAGGCAATCGATGCCCTTGGAGACAAGGACTACATTGACGATAAGGTCGGCATCTTGCAGACGCAGGAGCAACGCAACGAAACGATCCGTGAGATCGAAGAGATGTTGGGCCAGAAAATATAGGGGGCTACTGCCCCCATTCATCTACCCGCTCATCTTCACAGGTGAGCGGTAAGTCCCATCGGTATAGTTGTATTTCAATTCAACACAACCAACCCTCCCACTCTGTTTGAACCTTATCTTCTTCACATGAATCCGAATGTCATCGGAACCCTCCGTGAAATCTCTTTCCACAATCAAAATGTTATCCGCTTTGTTATAGAAGTTTGCTGATCCCGCTATGTCGTATGGCTCTGGCACAGGGAACGAACCGTCTTGATTCCTTCTCAGCTTCGCAGGGTGCGCCACAAGGAAGATCGCGCACTCGTTGGCTGCTGCCCACCGCTTTAATGTTGCGAGCATCTGGGACACATACTCGGTCTCTGTCCACCCGCTTGGTCTGCGGTGCTCGAACTCGTTGTACGGATCAAGAATCAACCCGCGCACGTTTGGGTATCGCTGCACACAGGCAGTCGCATTCTCCAGACACCAATCCACAGTAGGTGCCTCATCGTCTGAGCGTATCCAGTAGTAATGGCTACCGATAAAGCTCACCGCCTTACCCCACTCCTCATGGCTCATCTTCTGCCCAGACTGCGTATCCCAAGCAGGTTTGCGTATGTACTTCGCAGCTAACTTGTTGATGTGCTCATCAACTGGATTCTCAAACGAACAAACCGCGAATCTCCAGTCATGCTCTGACGCAAGGTTTAAACAGATCTGATCCATGAATTCTGATTTGCCAACGCCCGGAGCGCCGGAGATTATGTTTAGCTCACCAGCCCTCACCTTGTAATTCCAATCCATCGCAGTAATCCCTGTCGAGATCCCTGTCTTTACCTCACCGTTCAACAAAGCAAACGCATCATCGGCGTAGGCTTTCGTTTCATGCAATGCCTTCAAGGGCCACGGCTCTGCTGTTGCCACCAACTCGCGCAGGCGTTCCTTCCCGTACCCAATCAACACATCATTCGGATCTTTGCATCCCTCGTCCCACTCCACCCGCCAACACCTGTGCCTGCCTAGCCTACGCGCAAGCTCGTTACGCATAGCTATGCCCACGGAATCCCCGTCCGTGAGAAGCACAATCCTCTTGAACCCATTCAACTCACCATTCAACTCGTCAATCCAATTGAGCTTCTTGTCGCTCGCACCATCGGGCACACTGATGACGTTGCTCAGTCCCGCCTCTAAACAGGTCAACGCATCGACCTCACCCTCGGTGATAATCAGGTGCGGCTCATCCGTGTTCACCAAGTTCCAGAGATACGGCAAGCGATGCCCGTCCTTGATCTGGCTGAACTCCTTATTTGCTGTGCGAAATTTCACGTTGATGGTCTTGCCATCCTTGTCTCTATGCACAAACGCGATTGCTTTCTTCGTCTCCCCACCTATGAATGCCTCGCCGGTCTCTACCCCAGCCATGTCCAGCGTGGCTTCAGAGATCCCTCGATTGGCAAACCACTTAACCACCCCTTCGCTCAACTCGTTTAGATCAGGGATCTTCGGAGCCTTCCTCTCCGCTTTCTGTTTAAACGGACTTTGCATTGTATTTCTCCAGACGTTGCCCTCCCAATCACAGTGATGGCAACGCCATTGCGCCCCCTCTCCGTCGATGGACATGCTTAGGCATTTTTCGTGTTTGTTTTTTGTGCGTGTATCACTGCATGACGGGCACAGAATCTTGCTCTGACCATCACGCAGATCTTGGGAGGCAAACCCTAGGCTTGCCAACTCATCGTAGAAGCCCACGTTACGGGGCCGTTTTGAATCGAACTGTGCCGTCAGGATTTACCTTACGACCACTCAGATCTCTCTTGTTTTCTAGCGCAGCCTTCTTGTCTTGGCTTGCCAGATATGCGGAGGTACTCAAGAACCAACGCTGCTGCGTCTTGATCTCAGCATCATACGTCAGCCAATCATCTCGGCTTTGTAGAACTGCATCTAGGTTCGGTATGTTTTTGAAGGCTTTGATCCACCGATCATAGTCGGCTTGCTTGAGTTTGATTGTGTTCCCGTCGAAAGCATATTCGCTCATGTTTGGTTTCCTGTTGTTGCGATTGTGAAATCATCCAAGTCGTAGTGATTGACAGGCTCCATGTCCTGACCATCACCCCGATCCTTCCGTCCACCCCACTCAACCTTGGTTGGTGCTGTATCCAGATCTAACGTCGCAATGGTTCCACAACTCCATTGCACGATTAAAATTACACGCTTACCTGTTGCGCTGGCAAGCGCTTTCGCATCCGCGACCTTATGAACGGACAAAATGTAGGTCGGGAAGGTGCCAAATTTGTGTGTGCGAACTTTCATTTCACCAAACCCTTCCACCTCTCCCTTGCTGTTCACAAAGCAATAGTCAATGGGATACATCTTTGGATTTTCTTTTGCGTCAACTTGCCATCTTTTGGCTACGACGCTTGCTAACTTGCGCTCGCGCTCTTTGTCAGCACTACTTTCGTATACTGGTCTCACGATATTTCCTTGTTGCTTAGGTGCATCTCTGCATATAGATACATATCTATAATGTTTTATTTAATACATCGGATGGAAAGAGAAGGACGCTCCCCCCAAACCCCCCTCATTTTGAGGATGGTGGAGAGAGAGAGAGTCACATCGGACGGAGCCGAGCATGGACATTACCGCTAATTTATTACGCGCCAAATACGGTCTTACCCCCTTGCGCGATTCCTTGCTTTCTTAAAAAAGCACAGGTTTAATTCGTCTGTCAACTCAATCTCCATTGAAATGACTCCTTTGTTGCGAAGGACGGCCTGCCCTCATCACCCGTCGCTTGGGGGTGGGCCATTTTCGTCGTGATCTATTTCCTTGATCCATATCTCCGACCTTGGATTCTCTTTGTCCAGATACCTGCAACTGCTGATTTGTTTAAACTGTCGATCATTGGCGTAGATCAAACCCTGTAACGCATCAAGCAATATACTGGGATCAAGATCCTGCCTACGGCTGGGGTAGTAGATGTCAGCGTGGAAAGACAGGTCGCCCTCAAGCATCTCATCCATTGGCTGAACTTGGGCTTTCACATCCTTCTCAAACTGCAAGGCGGGCTTGCTTTTAATGATGCGCGGCTTACCACCAAACGTGACCAACCTCCTGCTGTTTGCTTTGGATTGTGCAGATCCAAAAATAATTAACTTGACTTGCTTTCTTTCCATGTGTTCTCATCGTCACACAACCTTCGCAACAGGGTAACACATGAACTACACCAACGAGCTTGGTCTGCCCGCACCTTTGGCGGCAGCACTAACGAAAGACTCCTACAGTCGGGGCGATGCCTCGTACTCAGCCACTGGCCTATTGCGCCCACCGCGCATGGCTGCATTGTTCGACGATCCCAACAACATCATGTTCCGTGATGTGTCGCAGAACCTTTGGACGCTGTTCGGCACAGCCGTTCATTCTATCCTTGAAGATTCCAAGCACCCTGACTTCATCACCGAGGAGCGCCTGTACTGCCGTGTAAGCGGCATTAAGCTATCAGGTGCCATAGACGTACAGCATGTGCAGGCGGATGGCACAAGGGTCTTACAGGACTACAAGACTCGCAAAGCGTATGGTGTGATGAACAATGACAGCGATGAGAAGCAACTCAACATCTACGCATACATCGCGCACAAGAACGGCATCAAGGTAAGCGGCCTTCAGATAATTAACTTCGTTAAGGATTGGAGTAAGCATGAAGCTGCTCGGAAGCCTGACTACCCACCTCAAGACATATTTATCCAAGACATCCCACTCTGGCCCATCGAGCAGACCGAAGCGTTTGTGATGGAGCGCATCGCTGCACATGAAGAGGCTAGGGCTGGCAATCTACCTGACTGTACCAACGAAGAGCGTTGGTTGCGTGATGACAAGTTTGCCGTGATGAAGGAGAAGCGGGTACGCGCAGTGCGTGTATTCGATTCGCAAGAGGAAGCGGAGACATTCATCGCCGCTCAGAAAGACGCAGACAAACACACAATAGATCACCGTAGAGGACAACCTTTACGATGCGAGCAGTTCTGTGATGTGTCTGATTACTGCGACCAATTCGCAACGTTTAAACAGGAGAACAGGAATGGGTGAGAAGACACTCGTAGAGGCATTAGCCAAGGCGCAGTCCGAAATGGATAGCCCCGTAAAAGACAAGAAGAATCCGCAGTTTAGCTCGCTGTATGCATCGCTTGGCAGCATTATCACAGCGGTCAAGCCCGCCCTTAACAACAACGGCATCGCATATGTGCAGCGTTCTGTGCCAGTAGAAGGTGGTATCAGCGTGGAGACGGTGTTCTATGGGATGGGAGAAACGATAGAGACCGGCCCCGTTACAATCCCTGCCGCAAAGGTAACTCCGCAAGGGTTTGGTTCAGCCATGACCTACGCCAAGAGGTACTCGCTGGCTATGGCTTGTGGCGTGGACGCTGATGAGGACGATGACGGCAACGCCGCCGAACAGGAAGCGCCAAAGAATGCGAAGGCACCAGTGGCGAAAGCAAAGAAACCCGCAAAAACAGATGTTGTGCCCACATCGGAGGATTACTTCAAGCAGAACACAGATGTTCTGATTGATGAGCTTGCGTCAGTGGAGACAACGGAGGAGGCGAAGGCTGTCATGGGCCAACACTTCCCGTCCCTAAAAAAAGAGTACGAAGGGCACCCTGATTGGAATGCGTTTGCTAACAAGATCAAGGGGCGACTAGCACAACTGGCAACGAAACCAACAACAGAAGAAAAGGACTTACCATTCTAATGGAATACGATAACGAAAAATCTGGCGCGTTGTTCGCCAACAAGGACAAGAAAGAAGATTGGCATGCAGACATGCAGGGCGACATCAAGGTAGAGGGCGTTGAGTATTATCTGAACGGCTACAAGAACGTGTCTAAAGCTGGTCAGCCATATATCAGGGTGACACTCAAGGCTAAGAAAGAATCTGCTGGCAAAGCAGCTACCGAAAAACTTGCTGATGATGCAGACTTTTCGGACTTTGGTATCTAAGGAGTTCGTATGAGCAAGATCAAAGCGCATGTTATGGATCTGCATGAGCGACTCAATGATTCGCAGATTGCGGAGCGCAACGCACGACTGAAGCTAAACCAGATCAACGCCACGGTGTTGAAGATCCAAGAGATGCACCACATCGACGATGAGGATTTGCTGATCGAGATCGACAAGAGGCTGGACGCTTCACTTGAAAGAGTTCGCCAACTCGAAGAGCTTTACGAGATTGGCAACAAGATAGCCAAAGACTTTGAAACAAAAGACTTGGGCTAAAAAGCTACGAAGCAGGAAGTATCTGCAATTGGTACGAGAGCATGGCTGTTTGGTCTGCTATCGCCCCGCGCAGGCGCACCACCTCACGTTTGTTGAGGACGATGGGTTGCGTGGCATGAGGCGAAGCGGAGATCAACACGCAGTCCCGCTCTGCGATGACCATCACAGGCACCTACACGCTTATGGCAATGAGAAGAGATGGTGGGCGATGGAAGGCATTGACCCACTTGAATGGATCGAAATGTTTAAACGCAACGAAGGAAAGGGATATGACCCAGAAGAAAGCACCGAAGAAAACACCGAAGCAAGCACCGAAGAAGAAATACTACAAGACGAAGAATGATGTCATTGATGAACTGAGAGGCGAACTAGAGGCGCTTGAGTTCTTGCATCGTGAGCAGATTGCACAGATGCAGATCGAGCACCAAAAGGAAATTGATGCTCAACGTGACCACCGCGAAGAAGAGATGGGTATAAATGACGATCTTCTTGAAGAAAAAGCTGAGTTATTTGACGAGCTTACGATGATTAAGCACCGCCGCTTTTCCAAGTGTCATAGCGTTGCGGATCTCGCTGACTATTTGTCTGCAAGCGATCTTGCCGAGCTTCTTTTTTACACCCAAGACATGGTTCAATTCGGTTTGTTTGTAGACCGAAACGAGGACGATGAGCCTATAGTTAATCCGATTGAGCCTGATCGTACTGATGAGGGCGATCCAGCTATATTCTCCCAGCGCGGCAAGACCGTTGTGGTGTTGAAGCATATGGCATGTGGGGATTGTGAGTCGGAACGTGAGGTGCATTGATGAAAGGCGAAGATATAGCAGAGAGCTTTGAAGCAAAGAAGTATGCGTATCGCCAGACGAAGGACGGCATGGTGCTGTCCTTTGTTCTCCACCCCGATGATGTGCCGAAAGAAATGGCTACCGCTCCCATCGGGCAACGATACATGCTTGCCTGTGCTCAGATAGATGACTACGAGAACCCAGTTAAACCAAGGGCCACAACCGAAATCGAGAAGGCTTTGGCTAGGGCTAACCTAATATGCAGGGACGAGTCGTACATCCAGTGGGCGCGGATGAACTACTACCAGTGGCATGTTGTAGACGAGAATCAAAGTGACGAGAACTATGCAGCCGAGGTCATTAGATTCATCTGCGGCATCGAGTCTCGATCAGAACTAAAGACCAACCCGGAAGCCAGAGAGCGTTTAAACGAGCACTTAAAGCTGTTTGAGAGTGAGGTGCAGGCGTGAAGACTTGGTATACAGAGAAGCTGCGATCCATGAGGGCAGATCAGAACCTGTCTCTACAAGAGCTTGCGGATAAGTCAGGCATGAATCGCGGATACATCAGTCAGATAGAGTTAGGCAAGAGAAAGCCTAGCTTTGAGGCTGTAGAAACAATTGCGGGTGCGCTGGGTGCTAAGATATACATACAGCTAGAAGCGCCAGAAGCGCCCTCTGTTGCGTCACCGCGCAACAAGAAGCCCGTATCCATAGCAAGTAGATTCTGGAAGCAGTGATGACAAAGGAAACGATAGAAGAGTTCTTGGCCCGTGGCGGCAAGATACAGGAAGTCCCTTTTGGCGAGGTGAAGTACGAAGAGTCGATGCCAAAGAAGAAGCCTAGTGTGTCGGGCCGTATGAAAAACTCACAACGAACTGGCAATCGCCGTATAAAACTAAGAGGCGGTAAGTTTAAATGAAGTATCACATTGTGGTGCATGAGATTACATGCAAGTACACAGAGGTAGAGGCTGATACTAGGGAGCAAGCAGAAGACATCGCTAGAGATAATGGCGGGACGTGGCTTAGACTCCCGCTCCTTCTTGAGCGCAAAATAGTACGGACACATGGTGAAGACGAACCCCACGAACCCCCATCAGACATCGACAAATAAATGGCACTTCGCGTGTTTAGATTGCGATATTAAAGGGTTTAAACAAGCATACCCAAAGAAATGCCCAGAGTGTGGAGCATCTGCCCTTTTAATTACGGACTTGCGGTGGCGGGCTTAGGCGCGGAATAATAGAGGTGGACTGAGAGTTTATGGACATACTCTTTCCTGCTCGTTCCCGTCCGAGTGTCCGAAGGCGGGTTCTTAGGGGACGCTTGTGAATAAAGACGAACTCAAGACGGGCGCTCTAGTTGGGATTGCAATCATTGTCGCCATCAATTTACTTTCGTTTCTTTTGGTAACGATTATTGGGTGACTTCTTTTTTGCTGGGCCGCTCCTAGTCTGCTTCCCCTGCTGCGCTCTACTAATAGCCATTAGCCCTTACCGAACTTCTGCTTCTGCGACTTAGGCGGTGACTTCCTGCTGCCACCCTTGCCGCTCCAGAACATCTTGTCGGCCCAATAAGCGGCAGATGTTTTGCCCTTCTTTATGTTCTTAGCATGACGCGCCTTGAAACTCTTACGGGCCTCATCCGAATAGTTGTGACCCATCTTCTGGTCGCCAAAGCGAATGATCTTCATCTTCTCGCCATCACGCACAGCAACAACACCCTTCTTGGTCTTGTGACTTGGCGTTCTCTTAGGCTTGTTTAGCCCAGACAGACCAACCTTCTTGAGCCGATTCTTTTCTGCATCAGTCAAACTCATTTGCGGTGCCTCGCTGTTTTCTTGGCTATCTTCTTTGGTTGCTTGGAGAACTGCTTACCTTTCTTTGTGTCTGCTCGCTTCTTTCTGGAAGTGGCAGCGTACTCCTTGTCCGATAGAGCCTCTCTAGCCGCCTTCGGGAGATACCTTTCACCTGTTGCCTTCTTTCCTTGAGTTGATTTCTTGCCTGACTTGGTGCCCCAATCCTGCTTTGTCCACTTCTTTAGCGACTTCTGTGACTTCTTTAACGGCATTACTTGTACCCACCGCCTGCATCTTTGTAAGCCTTCGCTAACATCTGAGCTTTACGCGCCGACCATTGCCCGCTTTTTCCGCCCTTGGTGCCAGCTTTGATCCTATTGAACTGGCGCTTACGCATCTCAGGTTTGGTGTAGTTACCCGCCTCGTTGACGCGAGACTTGGACTTTTTCTTCTTGACCTTTCCGCCCTTAGCGTATCGTTTAAACATCTTGATACTCCCCGGTACGGATCATCTCTGTAACCCGGATAGCTCGATTGCCAACTTGCTCTGCCCATCGGCTATCTAAGAACTCGTCTGCTGCTATGTCGAACTGTTCGCGGCTCATCGCGGTGATAGCGTTTATGAATCCACGCAGTTTGGTCAGACCAAGGTTGAAGCAAATGTCGATGAGCGCATCTTTTCTCGCGTCGTTCATAGCGTTGAACCAGAAGTAGCTATCTGATAGCTCTTCTTTCACCCTAGCGATGTCATTAGCCAGCAGATAATCAATCTCATCATCGGAAAGACCTAGCCCTGACTCGCTCACGTTGCGCCCGACACCCAGAGTTTCATAACCAGCCGAGCAAATATAAACTTTAGAGCGCACCCCTTCGTGCAGCTTTAACATTTCAATTAACTTACTCATCTTCTGCCTCTTCGTCCGACTCTTTATAATACTCAATTATAGAGAGAACTTGCCGTATGTAACGCTTGACCTCCGCCATATTAGAAGACAAGTTCTCGTAACCCTTTGTGGTTAGGCCATAGTACGCGCTGGATGGGGCGTTACCCTCTTTGAGATCGTCCAGATACTCTTGCATGGTCACTGGGGTTAATACAGTCCACTCCACAGGCAATGTTGCTATGGGGTTAGGTAGGGGCGGATGATACTGGGGCGCTTCTTTAACAACCGTGACCACCTCGACCTTCTTTGTCTCAGGGATATATGGCTCTGATCCAAACCAAGAGCAACCACTAAGCATCAGGATTGGTAATATTCTCCAAATCACTCAGCACTCCCTTGGTTCCCTTGTTGATAATGTTCTCGATCAGTCTCGGCTTGGCTAACGACAAAACATCCATATCGTGTTTGGCGAACTTTTTTCTGATCTCTTCGACCTCTCGCTGCGCCTCTCGATTTAGATCCTGCAATTCATTAACTCGGCGCATAATCCTTGCATGTGACTTCTCAGCCTCAACAATCTGATCGTTTAAACTGGACACACTGCCCTCAAGGATAGACTGATTGTCTGCGGCTTGTCGTAGTTGTGCAGCCATTGCTTCCTTTTCTGCTTGAGACTTATCAGCATACATCTTGAAAGCGCCTCCTGTTATTGCAAGCGCAATACCCAACGCGCCGGCTATCTGCCACATCACTTTTCCTCATCCTCTCGCTTGAGCCTGCGCGTTACTCGCACTGTAGTAGCACTTGCTTCAAGTAACGCCTTCTTCTTCAACCGATATGCATCAAGCTGCCCGTAATACGAATTCAATCTTCTATTACGCTCCGCTCTGGATAACGATTGATCTTTCTTAATCCTATTAATGCCTGTAACTATCTTGCTTTTTTCAGACTCTAAATATTGCAAAGAACGCCGTATAGAAAGCGGATCAGCATTTATTAAATTGAGTCCAATAAAGCGCATTGATGATTGCAGAATTGTGTCAGGAGCCACGCCGTTTGGCTTCTTGTCCCCCTTCAGCGCAGTATTTAGTTTCGATACTGCGCCATATTCTGTGTTCAAAAACCCCGGCAATATGTATTGATTCGCCGCCCAGAACATAGCGTCAGTCACTTTGCCTCGATTGTAGAATGGGCGCTCGATAGCGCCAGATACATACATTGGGTCTTCTGGGTTTACGATTGGTCGCTGTGTAAACGGGTCTAAGTTTTGCGATGCGCCAAACAATGACCACGCTGGGCCACCAAACATACCAAACGCAGAGGTAATATCTTTAAGGCCAACGCCTTTTTCTGCCGGCTCTGCTGTACCCGTCAACTTCTTACCAGCCATCAAGATGTCTGATCCGATGCCGGCAAACGAACCCCAAGGATAAAGATATGAAGTATCTAAGAATTGTAATCGGCCCTCTGCATCCCTAGCTGGTATCGGCACAAGGCCCGGATTGTCTCTGATGTAATCAGGCATAGACTTCTTGATCTGCTCATACTCATCATCATCTATGTCGAATGCACTCATAAATAATGCTGGCAACGCATAAGATAATGCGACATATGGCGCAAAGCGCATGGGGTTACGCAGCGCAGTCTTTGCTAGTACAGGCAACACCTTGTACTGGAACGTTAAAAAGGGAATTCCGATTGGGCTTTGTCGTGTTCGTTTAACAATTTCTGGCACATCTGAATAATCAAATAGGTATTCTTGTGCCCTTAAAAACGCATCATCAGCACTACCGCCTTGACGATCCATAACATCAATGGCTATGGCTGTTTTGCCTACAACTTCTATGCCTTGATAAATGTTGCTGGCCTTTTGCGCCAATCGTTGCCATGTATTCAGCTTCAGCCAACCGAACAAACCTATATCTTTTGCATCTACTGATCGCAGGAAGTCGAGCATGTCATCTTGCATCAGCACAAGCTCTTGATCTGTAAATGATGACTGCTTAACACCACGCGCCAGCATCTCTTGATAGTGTTTAGCGTTGGCAAAGTCGCCGTTGTTATAGGCAACGATCTCTCGCGTAGCTTCGATCATGCGCGGCAACACACGGTAGAACGGGACACCCGATAGATGAATAAGGATTGCGTTACTAAACGTGTTACGCGCAATCGTGGGCGGGTTGAGGGGAACCTTGATGGTCTTCCAAACAGCAGTCAGCTTCTTGCCGGTGCTAATTAAATCTACAGCAGCCTGATCTCCAATATTTAACAATGATGATGAAGCAATTACATTATCGAATATCTCTGATCTGACCAATCTTCCAGCCAACATACCAAAGTCTTTTTTATTTGGAACACGTTTAAACACATTCCCATAACCTTGCGTATCTCCTGTTATGTCTCGCCCCGGCTGGTCGATATAATCCATCAACCCTCTCTCTTCGAAGGTTGTCAAAACAGCATCTCTTACACTTGCAGCCTGAGACCTCAATCTTATGGCCCTATCCGGTTCGGCAGCTTCGATTGCATCAGCTATTTCATTGAGGGTGTTGACCTCATCTAATAAGTACAAACCGCTTTGCTTTTGTTCAACGCCATTTACGTCAGTGAATGTGACCACTAACTCATCATCTTGTGCCGTCCACGCTTCATTGCCAGCGATAGAATTCATAAACTCAATGAACTGCAGGTCTCGAATAGGGCGCTGAATTGCGCGAGATACGAGAAACGCTGGGTCAAGCTCATTAATAACGCCAAGCGCCTCTTGCTCTGGCTGAGTCAAATCTGGGTTTCTCTGTTTGAGATAGCCAAACCGCTCATCTCTAGGGTTCTGAAGCACATGCTTTATGTAAATGCGAGGAAGGTATGACCGCCTGTTTTCATAAAACGTTTTAGCTGGTAACAACCCTGCCTGAACCATCTCAAGGCCAAGAGCTTCTATCATATCTTTGGCTTTCACCGAAGCGGCAGCGGCCCTAGAGTCAAGAGCCTCAAGTTGTTGCAGTAAAGCAGCCTCTTGCTCTGAGTCGCCTGTAGTCATGTAATTGAAAATCGAGCTACGAAGAACCTCGGTAGATGCGCGATCCTTATCCCCAGTACGGAACAAAAACTGATTGCCTATTTCGTCACGCAAATATGTTGCGATATCTGATGATCCAGAAACAACACCAAGATACTTGGATCGCTCCAAGTAAAACTCTCGCTTTTGCGGCATGTCTTTAAGGGTATTAAAGAACGGCATCCCGTTAATATAGTTTATCGCTTTGATGCGCCCGTTTTTAAACACGCCGCGCAGATTCTCAGTGCCGTGATTAGTCACCTCGGCTCTTTCGTTCTGTAATCTGGCAAAGTAAATGTCACTAGGCTGTAGGACTTTTGGTGATTCCTTCATATCTGGGGTGAGCGTGTAAACGCGCAAAGCATTACGGCTGTTAGATACAGGGATCATAAACCGCTGGCTTACATCTCCCGGCGCTGCAATGAACTCTGGGTAATCTGGGTCTTGCTCAACCTGCTCATCTCTTAACGCCAGCATTTCAGGGTCTTCTGCTATTGCCTGCGCCAATGCTTGCCCTTCTGGCGTGGTTTCATCCCCCGCATACCTAGCCCTTTGAGGCATAGATTGCACTTGATCGGTAGGAATAATCTGAGACTCCTCTATAAGAATCTCATCAGACAACTGCTCTGATACGCCACTAACGTCATCTTGAACCCGCTTTGCCAATGAATGACCAGACCCAAGATAAAGTCGCTGACCTTGGTTGTCTTCTCGAACTTTCTTAGTTTTCTTTTTTAAAGATGTTTCTGCTGGAAGCAGGCTGGCTAACGCTTTTTCTAGCGCCTGCGGTAGCTTTACATCATAAATGTTAACAAACCCACCACCTACAGGTACGTCTATAGCACCCGTAAATTTATTCACGGACTTCTGGATGCTGTCTACATCCATCAACTCAGCCTCAGATCTTTCATGCGATGTAAGTTCGTTATCTCCAGCGTTTAAACGTTCTTTTTGCGCTTGAGACCGTGCAATCTTGCTTTGTATAAACCCTGCGAAGTCTGGGGAAGCAAATTGATCTGATACAGAATCTGGGTTTTGTAGGTCATTGCGAACTAGCAGCGCAACATCTTCGCCCAACCAATCATCTAATCGAGGATTGCCCAACCTTGTTACACTCTGATTGCCTAGCTCAATTGTCTGTCTTTGAAAATTACCCCTAACTGCTTGACCTTGATTGTTCGTACCAACAACAGGTGTTGTGTAGGTGGCAAGCCACGAGGAACGCATATCTGGATTGGCTTTGAGCAGCGCCTTCATAAACGCCAGCTTTACTACATCTGATTCAATAACATCAACCGTTTCTTGTAACGCAGCATCTGCCGCTTTTGCAGAGCCAGCCCTAAAACCAGACAGATTTCCCCTTTGTGCAGCTAAAGCAAGGGTTTCAAACATGCTTTCTCTTGCGTTATCTTCTGACGCGATTTTTGCCTCAGCTATATCCTCTTGATCTAGTATGATTTCCTCTGGTGCGGCTTCGCCGGTAAGTTGCTCCTGTGTTGGGAACGAACCAGTAAACGGATCAGGCAGGGCGGGAGCTAATATATCTTGCTCAATCAAAGACTCTAGCTCTTCACGGACATCTGCCTCTGATACCTGAAACTTCCCTTGGGATGTGCCGACCTCAAAGATGTTCTCTTGCCCAGACAAAAGGCGAAACGTATCTGAATCCACGCCAACATCTGCAACTTGCGTCATTACCAAGCCATCAATAGCTGCCTTATATTCATCTCGGTAACGCTCTACTTGTAACTCGCTGTTACTTATAGCGATGTGGTCATATCCACCATTTATTGCCATGCGTGTAATCTGCTGCATAGCAAAAGCTATTCGTTGGTTTTCGTTTTTAAGAGGCAAGTTAGGAAACACCTTTCCATAAACTTCATCTTTAAATTCAGATGCGGCATCTCTGACAAGATTCTTTTGATCTCTGTTTAAAAACTTAAACCTACTATCTGGTATTACGCCATCTTCAAACAGCTTCTTTGCAGCCATATTCATCATCAATTTATCTGCACCTTGATGAACATCTGACTGTATTTCTTCAATGACCAACACGGATTTACCGTTTTCTAAGATAATATCAGTAAGACGCATGTGCATAATTGGGTTGCGAATATCTGGGAAATGAGCGTGATAAACCCCATCGCCTGCCATTCGAGGAATAGCTATAATTACTTCTCTATAACCGAAGTCTTGCTCTAAATTCATGTTGCTTCGGGGGTTTGTTGGCATAGCTCTGCCACCCATTGTCGTCCATTTAAGATAAAAGTTTGGTATTTCTTGTATTCTTGTCCCGACTTCAAGACCCCTTCCTGCATCTCTGCTTTCGTATAACTCGCCTGTGTCCATACGAAACCCGCGAGGCAAAGAAAATGTAGGGCTTTCCCCAATAAATTGGAATCCCGGCTTGGCACTGGCTTCGATGAGGCCAAGTCCAAACCCCCTTTTATCTAATGAACTATCGGCAGATGAAAATGATTGTTGAAGAGCGTCTATTAGCTCTTGCTTTTCTTTTATCGGATCGGGCAAATCGTCAAATGAATCATCTTGTTGCTTCAGAGCTTTCGCATATTGCTCTAGTGCGCTTACAACATTTGGAGGATACGCCGGATTTATATCTTCTTTGTTTGGCACCTCTTGTCGAATTGCATGTGATATTTGCATTGCATTGACAACCTCACTCCCTCTGCCGGTGCGTAGAGAAGTCATTGCATCATTAGCTATGGCTATGTAACCCTCATTGTTACGGTCTTCTACAATAGCGGAGCGATATTTAAGCTCTGAGTCTGCGCTGCTGTTAGGCCCAAGGGGAGATCCATATACAACTATCTCAACCACTTGTTCTATGTCGTTGAAATAATCCAGTAGCTCTTGACCACTTACAGATTTATCAGGCGGCAAGCTGTTAAGGAATGCCTCTATGTTAGAGTCATTCCATTCTTCTATCTTTACCCCTGACAATGCCCCTTGCACGTTTCTTCCTTGCACCCTGCCCCATGCACTAGGAAGTTTCTTCTGCCCCGCCATGCCTTCTAGCTTAGTCTTCATCGCAGACTTAAACGCTGGCCTTGCAGGAGTACCCGTTGACGAACTAGCAGCAACTGGCCCCTGCTTAATAACGAAGAGGGGTGTCGCTGCGCTCAGACCTGTTGGATCTTCTTTAAGCATCGCCTGTTTGACGCGCTGTGTAGCCTGTGGGTCTGGCGCTCTACGTCCTGTGCGACCTTGACGGATCTGCTCAAAGACCTGCTCCACCTCCATAGGCACAAATTCACCAGTGAAGTTGGATCTAAGCTGTTTAAACAGTCTAGCAATCTTAGCGAAGATGCGGCGTAGCGCAGGGTTGAACTCTTTTGGCACCTTGCCATCAACGTCTAAGCCTCTGTTATAAAGCGCCGACGAATACGCAATTAGCTCGTTAAAGTTCTGGAACTCATTGCCCGACATGGCTTCGTCATATCGATTCTGGCCTAGATGGTCGAGGACAATTTGTTCCATCCTAGGGATGTTAGCAATCAACGACTTCATTTCTGGGTCAGTTAAGAACCCATTATTGAATAAGAAGTGTGTGGCTTCGTGATACGCTCTGTTCTCTGGGTCAATCAGTTTATCGGGAGCCAAAGATACTCCGACGATGTTACCCATTTGCAGGCCCAGCGCCTCTTCATAGCTAACCTCATTGCCGTTAATAACATACTTAACGTCACCATCTCGGTTCACGACCTGACCATAAAGCTGGCTTGCGACTACAAGGTTTGAAGACGGGGCTACATCACTTACAACCTTCTTGATTCTCCGAAACGTATTGAAGTCAATCGGTTCGCCTTTTTGCGAAACAAGCATACCCGGAGTCCCCGGAGCTGTTTCTGATCCAGCAACACCTACAAGCTCTGCGACTTGGCTTTGCTCTGCACCCTGCTCTCTACGGGCAAAGTCAATATCAAAAAGTGCTTGTGCGTATTCTGGGTCAGCAGAAAAACTTTGTTTCGCATCTTCATGGCTTTCACCGAGATTTCGCCGCTTTTTGTATGCGCTCATTCCTATCTGGGTAGCCTTTGCATCGCCACCAGTTTGTGAGCCAATCTCATCTCGTATGTCAGCTTCTTCTGACTTAGTTAAAACTACTTCTTCTGTCTTTGGCAGCGTGGGCTTTACGGGCTTAGGCGCAGCAGGTTCGGTCTCAGCCGCTGGCTTTTGATAGCGATCTAATATTGATTCGATTAAGTCTGGAGAGGAAAGGTCAACGTCAGGCAATACCTGCTCTTGCACCTCGAAACTTGATCGTTCCGCTTTCCGAGCTTTTTCGCCTTCATACTTGACATTATCTCGTACAGCCATCCCTAGCCTACGGATGTTTGCATCTTCCAAGTCGGGGGCTTTTTGCTGCAAGAACGACCTAAGCTCACCCATGACCTGCTCATCGGCTTTAGACTTGCTCTTAGGGTTGCCTACTATATACAGGGCTTTATCAAGCAAAGAGTTAAATACAGGCGTTGCATTTCTGTATCGGGGCTTAGAGTCCTCGACAGTTTTAGATTGGAAGCCTACGGGCGCAGGCGCTTCTTCTACTACAACCTCTGGCTCAGGCGTTACGAACCGATACCGACCATCTCCAACTGATACAACCTGACCGCTCGCCGCCAGATCGGTTATCGCTTCAACAGTTGGGTTATATCCAGCACGAATATCTTTCTGTATGTCAGAGATACTGAACTCACCGAATAGCTCGGCTGACATACGCGCACGGGTAGCTATATCTAACTCTTCTGGCTGCGCCTCCTCGACAATAGTTTCGGGTGTAGGCACTACAGCCTCTGGCTCTGGCACCACAACCTGTGGCTGTGCAGGAGCCTCCTCGATAGTCTCTGCGATCTCTTCTGCTACGGCACCGGCTTGAGCTTCTGGCGAAGGCACAACCACTGACTCTTGTTGCGCTTTAGCTAATTCTTCAGATCGCCTTTGAACCTCTTGCTCTGTCGCAGCTTCCGCCTCTCGCTCTTCCTGCGCCTTTTTCTCTTCCGCTTTACGTTGTTTGTGGGTGCCAGCTAAATCGTATAACTCAATCTTTTGTTGGTCTGTAAGGGTGTCAAAAGCAGCATCAGGGCTTGCGCCAACTTGAGCGTAATAAGCAGCCTTATCTTTCTTGCTGATGCCCTTCATCGACTTGGTTAGTGCTGCCTGACCTATAACGGCTTCATCTACTTTGCCGCCAACTGTTCTGCCAAGAACCGTCCCACTTAGTGCGTCAGGGACTCTAGCCTGCACCTGCTCTTCTACACTGTCACCAAACTCTCCGCTGTCTATCTCAATCCCAGCAGCCACTTTAGCTTGTTGATCTGCTGCCTTTACACTAATTGATGCGTTAGCCTCTGGGTCTCTGCGATTAATCTCATTGGTGAGCGCCTTGATTCGATAAATACGATCCGGGGTAGCGGCTGTTTCAATAGTGTCGGTGTCAGTCTTAGCAAGCTCTATCGCATCGTTTAAACTTATATCCCCCGAATCCACCTGCGCTCTTAGTAGTGGGGGTAAAAGCTCTTTGTTCCTATTATTAACCACTTCTGCGTTGGTCATGTCGCCTAATTGCTTGCCATCTATGGCAAAGCGCGATGTGAGCAAATCACTATCAGAAGCAAAAGAATTGCCTGAGTCTGGATCGGGCATCTGATTGCGTGGCAAATCTATAAGATCGCCATCAACAGAAAGCGTTACATAGTCATCCCCGAAACCTACAACCTGACCGCCTTGCTTATTACCGTCAGCGTCATAAAACGCAACATCTTGTTCTGCTTGTTGTGCGCTTCTCAGAAATTCTTCTGTAAGAGGCTCTAGCTCTTCTGTGTTTTGATGATCTACTTGGAGTTGCTTTTCGGTTTTTGGTAAGCGGAACTTTTTGCCAAACAACCCATCTATAATTGATCCCGCTGCGGAGCCGTAACCAAAGTCAGCTAACGCCGAATCACCTATAGGCTGGTCAGGGTTATAGTTACCCTGTGCTGCAAGCTCCTGCATGATCCCTGCGACAGCTTCTTGAGCGCCCTCTGCGCCAGCGTTGGTAATGTTTTGTGCCGCCCTAACCGCATATTTGTTTGTTACGTTTCTACCCAGTGAAGCGGGTATACCTCGCAACAGAATCTCTAGTGGCAGTAATTCTGTAAGTCCAATACCTAAACCGAATGCTGTAGACAGGTTACGTTGTGCGTTAGTAACGTCATTCCCAGCCTTGGCGTAGGCTTCCAGCATTTGATTTGCTGTGCCAGCACCCATACCGCTTGCAGTTACAAATGTAGTGGCTCGCAAACCTTTGGCTAAATTATTAGCCCGCCTTGCTGCCTCGGCATATCCAGCGCCCCTTGTCGCCAACTGACTCGCTGCTCTTGATGTTGCAGCGGATGCACCAAATCCCGGCACCAGCAATGGCACCATACTGCCCAAGGCTTCAGCTAACTTGCCGACCATGCCCTCTTCATTGCCGACA